TTGAGGAGCCGCCTGTGGGGCCTCCTGAGCCGCTACGGTGCCCTCAATACCCGCCAGCGTCTCCAGCGTCTTTGCCTCGGTCAGCTTCGTGTCAGCCGCCGTCTTGAGCGCCTTGGCCTCGGCTTCCTTGGCTGCGCTTAGGAGATACTGCTGCTGAGGATCAGGCTCCTGATTCTGAGCCGCTTCAGCCATCGCCGCCGCCTCTTCCTCGTTCGGCTTGATCACACCCATCTTGACCATTTTAGAACGGAAGTAATCGCGCACGTCGCTGATGCCCTCGCCTTCCATGTTTAACATCGTCATCGCCTGCAACACCTGGGCGGTCTCGGGATCGGTCGTGATCGCCAACATATTCGTCAGGCTGCGAACCGTGGAACTGCGCTTGCTAGACGACGATGGCCCGACGTCAACGGTGATATCAAAATCGGCGCTGGACAGATCGTTCTCGGTCTCGGTCTCGCCGGTCTTCTCGTTGATCACTGGACGCATGAGTTCAATTTTCTTTAGGGTGCCGTCACTAGCGATACCCTTCATCTTGCGGCCTTCCTCGACAAAAATGTCTTTCGCCATTGACAGCCAGATCTCACCGGACCGCTTAATCGCCTTCGCCATGTTCGTGACGTAGATCTGCGTTTGCATGTCCAGCTTGTTCTGGATCATCTCAATCGCTTTAGCGCTGATATTCGAAACGACCTTCTCGCCCTGCTCCTGATTGCCCAAGACGTCGCGCATGTCCTGTTCGGTGATCTGTAGCAGCGCCGCCATTGCCGGCGGGATTTCCGGTGCCTTCGTGTAAGCCGTCGGACCAGTCAGCGCCTGCTGCCCGTCTTGGCCGGTGACAGGGTTGATCAGCAGGTATGGGTAATTTTTAACGTTGTCCTCGGACCACATCACCTGGTGGCCCGCGACCTGCTCAGGGAACAAGATAGGCTTAGACACCGATGACAGCGCCGAGATCTCGGCCAGCTTCGACAGCTGCATGTTCTTCAGCCGTTGCGCGTCCTTCGCCAGGCGCACATGGCCCATGAACCGTTCGATATTATCAATATACCAACGCTTGCCGTAAACAGGCACGATCGGGATATGCTTGCCCGCGATAAAACCGCAGTCCTCCAGCACACCGCCGCCGCTCAAGATCCACTTGTGGACCCGTTGACGCTTCACCCGCTTCTGGCGCACCTTCACCGACCCAATAGCCGCCAGCTCGGCCAGCTTCTCTTCGGTGAGTTCCGAGTCAGCGTATCGTTCTTCCTCGCCGCCCAGATCGCGGTAGACGTGAATCAGTTCAGCTTTTTCTTCAACCTTGTAATATTCGCACACATAGACGATATCCGGCGTGAGCCAGTCAAATTCGGTGCGCTCAATGTTCTTCTGCCACGATGCGGGAGATTCCTTGTACTGCGCCTCGTAAGCCGCCGGCGTCATTGCCGTGAGCACATACGCTGATTTCGCGTCGGCCTTGTCCTGGCGCTTGGCGTTTAGGTCAAAAAACACGCTCGAATCAGCGTCAAAGATCGGCTCGATCCTGATCCGCTGCTTTTCGTCTTCCTCGTCAGCCTCATCCTCATAAACGGTACGCAAACGCCAGGCACCGAACCCGCCGCCGACAGCCTCCTCAAACGCATTGTCGTAAGCCTCCTCGGCTCCACTGTCCTGCTCGTCAGCGCGATACAGGTCGTCGCATGTGTCGGCCAGCTTGTCGTACTCGTCGCCAGTTTTGGAGATAAAATCGACCGTGATTCGGTTCGCCCGATATTCGTTGATGATTCGGATAACCGAGAGGTGAATCTTGTTCACCTCCATCTTAGGGCGGTTCTCAAACTGCTCAGTCAGAGGGCCTTCCCATTGAGCGCCAGCAATCGAATAGAACCGCCGGTCGTCCAGCGCCTGTAGCCGCTCGTTTCGAACCGCTGAGTTGATATTGTCAAACTCGACCAGCGCCTCGTAGTGAATCGCGTTCCATCGCTCTGATTTCGTCATTGCCATTGGTTCAGCGTCTCGCGTAGGGACTGTTGACAGCGATAGGTGCTACAAATGTAGGCCGGACTATGTTCGCCCGCCTAGCGCCCTCGCAGGCATACCTGAGCGCGTCTATGATATGATTGTTTTTATCTTCTAGCAAGGGGAGCACCAGCTGCGTGAGCGGATCGGTCTTGTAGCTGTACATCGTGAGTTCGTCGATGGTGTGACGGCAACGCGGATGCACCACGATATCAAACGATTTGAGCCATTCGATCCCGTCTTCAATGGACTTCGGACCCTTGACCGCAGCCTGGATCTTTGGGAACCCGTGTTGCCTCATATGGCTGATCGTCTCAGGTCTGGCGCTGTCAGCCGTGATCGGCCACTTCTCAGCGCCTGGCACTGACATAAACAGGCTGGGCAGATCCATGATCTCGCAGCCAACCATGTGCGCTTCGTAGTCGATGTACAGTTTACGCCCGACGATGTGACAACGGACCAGGACGGACGGATCGCTAGCGAAGCCCCAGTCCGCGCCCAGCCTGAACAGCGCGTCAGCCGGTGCGTCAAATTCCTCAACGGTCCAGTTTTTGAACACGCGGGATTCTGAGTTCCGCAGATAGCCGCCCATCCAAACGTGATTGTATTTCTCAGGGTCACGGCTCAGATCGTAAGCCGCCTCTTTCTGGAGCACGTCAGGGAACCATGGATTGTCGGTGTAGTTAACCGTTTGCAGCCGCGAATCAGGCGGCAGATCATCCCGGCCAAACATCTCCTCGATGGGATCGGATTCGTGCTTCGGATTCCATGTAAATATGATCTGCGAGCCAGGCTTACGGATCGTGGGGATCAGCGTCTCAAGCGAGGTCTTGGACACGCTCTGGGCCTCTTCGACCCAGCATATGTCAATCCCTTCCATTGACTTGATCGAGTCGATGTTGTGCCGCAGACCAGCGAACAGGAACAGCGAGCCGTTCGCGCCTCTGACCTCGGTCTCCAGCGAATTGTAAAACGATGTTAGACCGATCCGCTCCGCGTCATCGTCGAGCAGCCGCTTAGACGAATCACGGATGGATTTCTGGATCTCACGGACGCACAAAATCCGAAGCGGTTTCGCCGCAGCCCGCAGATTCAGCGCCGTGGCAACCGATCGGGACTTGCCCGAACCGCGACCGCCTTTGACCGCGATGTACCTAGCCGATTCGTCGAACAGGATCTCGGACCATTTAGGGAGTTGGATTGTCAAACAGGGTTTCCGCTGTCTACGAATTCGATCTTCAGGCTATGATTAACCGGCCCACCGTTAGCGCCCGTAACCTCTTGATGCTTTGATTCACGCCAGTCAGCGGGGAACCTCGCGGCCATTGAGCGCGACCAGATTGAGGCGTCAATCGACTTAGATTTCATGCCGTCGTAACCCAATTCCTCCCAATGCGCTTGAGCATGAGCGCGGGATTTTTCCATGGCGTCAAGAAAGTCTGGATGATGATCGCACCATGAGTGCAGCGTTTGCTTCGTGGAATCGAGTTCCGAAGCGATTTGCACCAACGATTTCCCCAGCTTGCCAAGCTCAATCACCCGCTCGCAATACTCGGCGCGATACGTTGTAGGACGACCGAAAACGTAGCCTGCGGGTTTGTCGCTCATTTCTTTTTTGCCGTCTTGATATCATTGGAATGAACCAGCTTCTTAGAAGCCTGGCTGTGTTCTTTGCCTGTGTACAGCGCCGCACCCATCTTGTGAGTGCCGCCCTTCCACTCTGTCCCGTTTGGGAGATAGTGTTTGACGCCCTTCACTTCTTTGGCTTCGCCGGCTTAGCAGTCTTAGCGGCCTGCTTGAACGCCTTAGCCGTCGGTGCGCCTTTGGTGCCAGGCTTGCGCATGGTTTCATCTGAGCCAGCGGCGATGCGGGCTTTCTTGGCCGCGATATTCGCATAGAGACCAGGTTTCATATCAGCACTTCCACCTCTTCAAAGCTGCCTTGGCACGTTCGCCGTCTTTTGCCTTCGCCGCCACCGCGCCCATTCTCGCACAGAAGCTAGCCTTGCGGCTTTTGTCTGCTTCCGTCTTCGGATTAGGCGCTGGGGCCTTCAAATTAGACCCTGTGGCTGCGTTGTATTTGGCACGACCCTTGGCAGTCAATCCCGCGCCCTGCTTGACCGATAGCTTTTCGCCTCGGCTGACAGATAACGAAACGTTCTTGGCCATGAGTTGCCCCTAGATTGTTGGCGTAGAATACACGATCACACCATCGCCGTCAAAACGATTAGCACCGCGACAATTGCCGCCAGACCGCCGACGACGGCTGCGAGTTCAAAGATTGATCGAATTACGCTCAAGATGGTCATAACGACTAAGCTCCCTGTAGGTTTTG